GAAGCAGCACCAACTAGTTCAGCACCACCAGCAGTGTCAAGAGTAATAGTTCCAGCAGAGAATCCACCGTTAGCATCACGCTTAACTCCACTATTTGCAATGTTTGATGACTGGAACTCAATATTACCTGCGTTCCAAATAACAGATCCATTCTGAGTAAATGCGTCTGCATTTTCTACCTGAACGTTAAGTGAACCAGAACCATCAGTTGAAGTACCACCAGAAGCAACTATTGCAGTATTATAATTAGCAGTCTGTGCAGAAGAACTAAAGTAGATACCTGGTGAGGAAGCAGTACCATCCTTTCTACCAAGTCTTAAGTTTGCAGTAGATCCATCACTCTCAAGAGTAGCAACAGGAATTGTGTTACCAATATCAATTGTGAAGTCTTGGAATTCTTTTCTATCAGATGCTGTACCAAGTGTTTCAGCACCAATAAAGTTACCAGTTGTTAACCTACCAATAATAATTGTGTAGTCATTTGCATTATCTGAATCATTATTAACAATAATGTTATCAATCTCAATAACACCAGTACCCTGACCGTTAGCATTATAAAGGTTAATTGAGTTACCTGGAGTAAATGGTGAAGCATTTAAAATTTGACCTGAGACATAGATCTTATAGCGACTATCACCACTGTATGATCTAATTTCAAGTTTATCTTTAAATGCAGTCTCACTAATCCAGTCAGGTAATCTATTATCAGATAAAGTTCCTGCGTTAATATTGAGAGCATTCTGATACCAAGTACCTTCTTTGTTATCAAGTTTATCTGAATCCATTCCAGATCCAATACCATCATTAAGGGAGTTCCACATTAATGACCATGAACCAAATGTAGTTACACCAGTTCCAGAACCACGCAACCACATGTTATTATTATCTGTGAATGCAAGTTGTCTTACACCACCAAATGAAGCATCAAAACTTGTACCACCTGATCTGATGGTCATTACTAGGTTCTTAGAACCACCATCATCTAACTGGTTAGAACTATTATTAACAGTGTTAGAAACAATACCACCAACAAAGTTATCAGGAGATGGGTTAGAAGTTGGGTTGTTAGTACCAGTTGCCAGTCTTAGTGAGTTACCAGCAGAACCAGAAACGCTAATATTATATGTACCAGCAAGTCGGTCAGTTGGTAGAGTACCAGCATTCTGATTACCAGAGTTTAGATAGAACGCACCCTGAGCACCATCTAGAAGGTCAGCATCAAGACCAGAGTCAGCACCAACATTTAGATCAACAGAACCATTACCTGATACACCGATAGTAAATTGAGATTTCTTAAATCTCGCAACACCAATAGTACCGTATAGGTCAGAAGAAATAGTTAGATCAGAAACTCTCTGAACGTCTACCGCAACGTTTGCATACTGTCTATTAACAGTGCTTACTTTAGCAAGTAAAACTAAACCAGAACCTGCACCAATTTCAGTTGGTGCTTGACTGATGTTAAAGTCAGCATCAAATCCACTACCACCATCAGTAACAGTTAGTTCTGAAATGGCACCACCAGTAATAACTAAGTTACACTTAAGTCCTGTACCAGTACCACCAACTAAATCAAGATCGAAGTATTGACCGTTAGTGAATCCAGTACCACCATTAGAAATAACAATGGTATCAACAAAGTTACCTTGAGTGTAAGTAGAATCAAAGATGATTGGAGATTCACCACGTTCAAATTCAATAACAGTACCAGCAGCAATTGATGAAGTACATGGGTTGTTAACTGAAATTGTTGTTGAACCACCAGTTGTTAAAACACCAGTTATATTAGTATTAGGTTGAATACCAACAACATTACTTAAAATCTGATGACCAACTAGTGCTTCAGGTAGAGTGGAGAATACCATCTCACTAGAACCACTATTAAAGTTCTGAGTTAGTTTTGCAAAGTATCTCTTCTCAGCACCCTTGATAGACTGAACCGCTAGTGCGAAGTTCTGGTCACCACGTAAGAATGTGAAGGAGTTTGCAGCACCACCAGATGCCAATCTATCAGTTTCAACAACACCAGATACAATGTCAGTTGCAGATATCTGATTAGAAGATAGTGATACCCAGTTATTAGCATCATTAGCAGATGTGTTGACTGCTCTGTCAATATTAATAGTAACAGCAGGAACATCACTAGAATCAAATTGATCTGTATCTTCTAGTTTAATTCTGTTTACAATATCACCATATAATCTAGATTCAATTAGAGAAACTGCTTGTGCTTGTGTACCACTACCTTGTGGAGCAGCAATTGTTACAGTAGGAGGAACTGTATATCCTTTACCACCTGTAAATCCATTGAATTTAATGATATCAATTGCAACAACCTCACCATTTGCTATGACTGCTTGTGCTTTCGCCTCAACTGAACCAGACTGAGGAGTACCACCAGTAATAGTAATAGTTGGTGCCGCTGCATAACCAGAACCACCATCAGTAATATTGATTCTGAATACAACACCTTGTCTGTATTCAGTAGCCTGCATACGACCATTAGATACACTACCAGTAAAGATATCACCTAGAGTAAACTGTAGTGAAGTATCAACACTAAATCCTAAGAATAAACTGGATAGATCATTGTTAAGAATGAATGACGTTGAGGTGTCTTGTTCAATAGCGATGTCACCAGCAAGTGCTCCTTCGATTGCAAGTCTTTCTGTTGTATTAGCAATAGTGAAGACTTCAAATGGTCTAAGTGCTGGAATCTGATCAACAGAAATCTTACCAGAGTCAGTCAATTCAACCAATGCTCTAGGAACAGCGTTAGTAGAGTATGGTTTGTTGATGTAAGGTCCTAAGTTGTTAGTGATGTAATCTCTAACTGCTTTCTGAGTAGGTAGTTTAGAGTCACTAGAGTTAGCACCACCCAATGTGTTAGATGCGTCAAAACCAGTAACAACAGTGTCTCCACCTTTTAGTTTCAAGAATTCAACTTCAGATATGGTAACAGTACCAGTAAAGGTAATAGCACCAGTTCTGTTTTCAATTTGTGCGAATGTACCAACCTTGAAGTCTCCAAGTTCATCAGTACCTGAGCAGTAAACTCGACCGTAGTTCTGAGATACTTGCTCGTTAGCAACAACCTTAGTACCACCGTTCTCAGGTAGTGCTAGGTAGTTAGTACCTGATCCAGCAAATTCCCAAGTATGTGATGAGGAGTTAACAATAGATGGTCTGTGTAGACTAATAGTTTCACCAACAAGTGATCCAGGAGAGATTTGCTGACCATTAGCAAGGTTAGTTACATCAACTGAATCTCCAGTACCATTATCAATAGTTAATTGTGCAGAGAAAGGAGGACCAACTGTAACAGCACCAACAGCATCAACAAAGAATTCTATGTCTGGATTGGTATTATAATGACCAGCAATCTTAACAACATAATGCTCTAGTGGTTCTCTACCAAGTTGACCAACTGTAAATATGGTTCTACCAGTAGGAGTAGAAGAAACGTTAGTGATTGTACCAACGTCAAATACATATGGTTCATCTCTGTATCCAGTAGCACGTAGAGCGTAGATACCAAAGTTAGTAGCAGAGTTAGTGATAGATGCATAACCACCAGTCTCAGCAACAACACCGTCAGCACAGAAGATAACGAACACAGACACCAACTGAACATAACCGTCATTGGTAATCTTGTAACCTGTACCACCAAAGGACACAATCGTGAATGCAGATGCAACCATTGATTTACCCTGATTAGGGAAGGTTGCAGATCCATCAAGTTCTAATCCTGGGAAAGGACAGTTCGGTTGTTTAACCTTAGCACCATCAACTAGAGCACCACCACCTCCTAAGAAGGAGATAACAGATGAGTTCTGTGTATATGGAGATGCCTCAATGATAGGATAATCATCGTAAATACCACGAATTGAAAGTCTTTGGTTATTAGCATCATAGATGAAATTATCTGGATATGTAATAAGAGCAGAGGTATCAAATAAAGTTCCATATGTCTTAGTAAGAGATCCAGGTTCAATCGCTGAAGTAGCATCAGGATTAGCAGCATACTCTAGAATACCATCTACAATTTCCATCTCAGTAGAGATGCTAGATTCTACGTTTGCACATAGAGGAGCAGATCCTGGTGCATATACACTAATTGATTCATTCTGAGTATATCTAAACGAATGTCCTGCTTGTGGAAGATGCTTAACTGCATTAGCAGCTGCACCAACAAATGTATGTGTAGCACGAGGTTCAAACTTAATAGCGTTAGTTGATGCACCCTTAAAGACGTGAAGAGAACTACCTATTCCAGCAGCACCTACATTAACTCTAATCCATCCAGTCTGTCTTGCAATTGCATTTGCTGCAGCACTTACAAATTTATGACCACCAGTGTAAGAAGAATTTCCAACATTAATCTTAAATGTGTCTGTAGTTACAGCAGAAATAGGAATCCAACGACCAGAAATATAATCGAATCCTGCACGAGGATAAGAACTACCAGCACTTGCCTTTCCAACATTAACCGTAAGTGTGTTAGAAGTATATGCTACAACTGCTAATGCTGTATTGTATGCAGGATCAGTTGATCTAGGATAGGTATGGACTGTACCATTATCATCTCTATCACAAGTAAATGCAAGAGAATCAGGAGCAAGTCTAATACTTATAGTTGTCTTTCTTATGCTATTAGCAACACCACTTAAGAATGTATGTGCATCTGTGTTAGTAGAAGGTGCAGAATCTAATACTTGGATATCAAAGGTATTAGAAGTAACAGCAAGAATTTCAATGTCCTCACCACTTACAGGGTCAGAAGAACGTGGATAAGCAGTTCCTGGAGAACTAACACCAACATTAACATCGATACTATCAGAGTATACATTGGTAATAGTAAGTTTCTGTCCTGAAACTGGATCAGTTTCACGTGGATATGCATGAGTTGAATTGTAGTTATCTGCACTACACTGGAATTTTAAAGAACCATTTCTAATTTGTACTGTATCAGAAGTTGTTAAACTATGAGCAGCACCACCATTTGATAACTCAAGATAGATCTTTAAGTTACCTGTAGTTGGAGTATAATCAGCATCAGTAACATCATATACAACTCCGTTACTATCAATAACAGCATCTAAACCATCAGGTGTAGAACCAACGTAGTTATGATTACCAGCACCATATGCACAACTGAATGATACAGCACCATCGTCTAACTTAACCTTATCACCAACTACAAGACCATGAGCAACAGTTGTTGTGATACTCATAATACCCGTTGTTGGGTTATATGCTGTACCAGAAGTAGGTGTAAAACTGGTGCTTCCAGTTAGACCATGTGCATTTGAAGTAGTTAATACTAATTCACCTGTTTCAGGATTATAATCAGCATCAGTAACATTATGAGTTTGTGCAGGTGATGCACCTACGTTTACAGTAAATGTATTTGATGTAACTGCACTGATAGCAATAGATTGTCCCGATACAGGATCACCTGGTCTAGGATAAGTCTTATTAGTAGAATTACCATCCATTGCACAACTTAATGTTAATGCATTGTCAGCAATATTAATTGTATTGGATGTTGATAAGTTATGACTATTAGAGGTGATAACCATATCACCTGTTGCTGCAGTGTATTGTACGTTAGTAACTGCATTAGGTAAATTACCAACATTAGATGTAACTCCATTTGTTACAGCAGATACGAATGAGTGTGCATAGTTACCACCTGATATTACTGCACTGCTTGCAGTACCACCAACATAAGTATGAACACCAGTACCACCTAAAGTACAACCATAAGTTAGAGAGTTATCTGCTATCTTAATATAATCACCATTACTGAATCCGTGATTATCAACTGTAAATGTTATCTCACCAGTTCCAGCATCATATGGAGCATCGGTTGGTGTAACGGTACTCTGTTCAACAGCAGTAATAGCAATAGACTTACCAGCCCAAGGATCAGTACCAGGACGAGGATAAGTATGATCAGTAGCATAACCGTCTTGATCACAAGCAAAGGTTAATGAATTATTCTCTAGAACGATATTACGTCCTACACCTAAACCATGCTGACCGATATAGAAATCTAAGTCACCACTAGCAGCCTCGTAATCTGCCCATGTTGGAGTGAAGTATCTGTTAGGAGGAGCAATACCAATATTAACACTAACTGTTGTCTCAGTAACAGATTGAACAGAAACTGATCTCTCTCCAAATGGATCGATTCCTGAACGTGGATACGTCTTCTGAGAATCGTTATTATCCATTGTACAAGTGAATGTCAATGAATTAGGTTCAATAAGAATTCCTATGCCTGGAGTTAATCCATGATCTGCACCAAGAGTTAATGTTAAGATACCAGTTGAAGGTTCGTATGATGAATCAGTTGGAGTCCACTGTTGATCAGGACCAGAAGCACCAACATTAACTGTGTAAGTATCTGTAGTTGTACCAGTTATTTGTAATGCATTTCCATATGCACTTTGACCTGCTGCTGGTAAAAGATGCTCACTGGCATTACCATCCATGCTGCAACTGAATGCAAATGATTCTGGTGTAATACGGATTGTGTTAGATGTAGATAATCCATGACTAGGAACAGTAACTGTGAAGTCACCATTGGCAGGATTGTAAGTAGCAGTTGTTGGTGTGTGAACTGCAATAGCAGCAGATCCAGTAGAATCAGTTAAAGTATTCCAATCTTCAAACTGAGGAATTGGAGTAGTTAGAATAACTGGGTTGTAAATAATAAGAGTTGCATTTGTTAGAGCACTAACGAATGCGTGAGTAGAACCAGATGCAGTGCCCCCTATACCAACATTACATGTTACACTAGTAACTCCAGCACTGGATGAAACAGCAGTAATAGGAAGACTCTTACCGTATGATGGGTCAGATGGTCTTGGATATGCATGTTCACTACCATCACCATCTTGATCACAAGTAAATGTTACTGCACCCTCTTGGAATGCAATTCTGTCAGAAGTTGTAATTGATTGAGTTGGATCTGGGAAATTAATAACAATATTTCCATTAGATGCATCATAAGTAGAGAATGATGGAGTAGTTTGAATAACGTCACCACTAGACCAGTTACGCATTGCTGCCTTAGCGTAAAATTCAGCTCTTTCAAAAGCATATCTAGTTTGTGCTAAGTATGCGTAATCAATACCAGTTAGTGCAGCACCTGTGTAATACAATTCTGAACTATTAACAATACCAGAGTTACCACCAAGTACAAGGTCTCTTATTAGACCACGAAGCATTAATCTAATATCTCTACGACACTTTCTTTGATGTACATCATCCAAATTCATTGTTGGATATGTACTTTCAGTATCTGCAAGTGCTTGCTCAGCAATAGCATCCTTGTTTCTTGAAATCAAGTAAGCAGCATCTAGATATGTGGCAGATGTGTTATTTGCCATAACATCTACCCATAGATACGATAAACTATCAATAGCAGCTCTTACATCATCACAAGCAACACCTTGTGCGTTTGGAGCAGTTGTGTTGATAATAGTATCATCAAAGTATCTTGGTAGAGATGAGTATACAGGAGTGTAGATAGGATCACTAGGAACACCGTTTTCGGTCCTCCAGTTTCTCATACAAGTGATTGCTAATTGTCTGGTATATTCAACTGCACGAACAGTCTGAATAATCTCATTCTCAACAAATCCAATCTTAGCACCAACGATATATTTCTGAGCACCTTCAATAACATTATGGTTAGAACCAAATTCAAGGTCTCTAACTAGAGCATTAATGAAGTGAACAATATCTTGACGACACTGATCATCACCAAGACGAATATTATATGCTGGATATTTCTTTTGTCCTTGAGAACAAGATACAAGGATGTCAGCAATCTCAACAACTGAATCTTCTGCTAGATTTGGAATTGGAGCAGATGTTGTAATCGTTGCAGCACCTGTAACACTATTATCGTAAGTAAAGTTACTAATAGCGTATTGTTGTCCACCAAAGTCTACAGTACCATTACTTACATAAGTGTGTATATCTTCTGTAGGTCCAAGGTAAATCTTAAAGTCAGAACCACCAGTGCTTAATGCGTTAGTAGCTGCTCTTCTGAAGATATGTGCAGATTGTGGTAAATGCTTAACAGCACCTGTTAAAGCACCAGCAAACGTATGTGGAGATTGTGGTAGATGCTTAATAGCACTATTAGTTGCTGTAATAAATGTATGGTTATAATGATTAGCAGGATTAGAATCAAAACCAACATTAACTGTGATAGTTCCAGTCTGTCTCTGTAGTGAATCAGCAACAGCACTTACAAATGTATGAGCACCAGTGTAAGAAGAAGTTCCAACATTAATCTCAAATGTGTTTGCAGTCTTATTATTGATTTCAAGCCAACGACCACTTGTTCTATCCATCCCTGCTCTAGGGTATGAATGGTTATCAGCATTACCATTTAGATCACATGTATATGTAAGAGCATCGTCATCAAGTTTAACAAAATCTCCATTAGAGAATCCATGACCAGTAAGAGTAATTTCAATAACACCAGTTGCTGCATCATATACAGCATTAGTTGGAGTATGAGTTGTATTTCCTACTGCAAGAATGTCAAGAGACTTATTATGTGCAGGGTCAGTTGATCTAGGATAAGTATGCTGAGTTGCATCACCATCTTTATCACAAGTAAATGTTAATGAATTATCATTAATAACAATATTCCTACCAACACCAAGACCATGCTGTCCAATGGTAAGAACCATTTCACCAGTTGCAGCATTGTAATTAGCACCAGTTGGAGTGAAATACTGATCAGCTTTAGGTGCTCCAATATTCAAGGAGATTGTATCATCTGTAATTGCAGTTATAGGTACTGACCTTTCTGCATATGGATCAATTCCAGGACGTGGATATGTTTTGACGGAAGAATTACCGTCCATGTTGCAACTAAACTGTAATGAATTTGGTGAGAACACCATACCTTCACCTACAGCAAGTCCATGACCTGCTCCAATAGTCAACGTCATGACACCTGTTGAAGGATCATAGACTGCATTGGATGGTGTAAATTCTTGGTTAGTCTTTGTCTTACCTACGTAAACTGTAAAGGTATCCTGTGTTTTGGATAAGATAGGTAGAGACTTACCTTGAGAATAATGATGAATTTGTGGGTTAGAATGCTCTGTCCTGTAACCATCCATGGCACAGACAAATACAATAGAATCGTCAGCGACTCTAACACCATCACCAAGACTCAATCCATGACTGTTAACTGTAAATGTAAGTAAACCTGAGAATGGATCGTATTCAGCATTAGATGGAGTAAACTGATTAGTTGGTGTACCACCAATATCATATACTGCATAATGCTTTTTACTAAATTCATTATTAATTCTGCCAACAACTTCATCCGCAATAAAATCTCTATTGTTACGTAGTAACAAACATGCGTCTTGATATCTTCTGTCTACAGGAGTAGATAAAGGGAATGTGTTTGGAGAGTTAAGTAATGATAATGTAATAGACTTAGAGTAAGACTTTACAATTGCATTTTGGCCAGGATCAAAATTTGCATTTGTGATCGATGGCATCTTCTTAGGGATAACAAAACGCCTTGCACGACCATCAGCATCATCTAGAACCTTATAGATTCTCTGCTTACCATTAAGGGCTGATAAATCTGGTGCAGATGTTGAAAGACCTGAGATAACAATTTCTTGACCATCTTTAAATTCGTGGAAGTTATCTCTACCAACAAGTTCATTGGTATAGATTATAATACCACCAATATCTTCTGAAGTACCAAATTGTTCTTCTTGGAAACCACCAGTTGTAATACTTGCATCTCCTTGTAGGGAGAAATCAATTCTTTGGATAGGTAATTCTGAAGTAACATCTTCATCAAAAGATACAACCTCACCCTCAGCTCTAATTGATTGAAGAGATGTAGTATCAATTCTTTCTTCAACAATATTTGCTGTGTATATATCAATATTTGCTGTTCTAGTGCTATCCCATGTAGGAGAATCTAGGATAGGTACAAATTCTACTATCCAGAAATTAGGAGAATCATCATCATTGATTTCCTTAACTTCATAGAAACCATGAGTGAAATCAATATCATCATTATCATCAATATAAACGTATGTACCTGGTGGAATATCTGTAGATGGATCAGAAGTTAGTTTTAACTTCATTTCACCAGCAGTCTCAGTTACAGTAAGTTGAGACTCTAATGTTCCTGCAGAACCTGTAACGATGTAATTAAAACTTTCACCCTCTAGGAAAGAACCACTGGTTAAGGTAACATCAAGGTTACCAGTTAAGTACGATCCAACACCAACTGTCTGATCAAAAGTAACACCAATAATTTTTGCTCTAGAACCAGTGTTAAGACCAACTACCTCTAGACCAGTTTGTAGATTTGATAAACCAGTGTTTTCTTGGAATTTAACACGGAATTGATCTGGTCCAAAGATCTGGTGACCAACTGGGAAACTAACACCAGCATCTCCATTGGCGTCCTGATCGATGATAATTCTTTGCTTGTCGTCAAAGACCATAGCAAAGTCCCAAGTAGAGACTGGATCTCCAATGGAGTCAACCTTGTCTCTATAAGTAACACCAATTACATAGTTCTTATCACCAAACTTAACCATGTGTTTGCCAGGGTTGGCAGGTCTGACGATTACCAAACGTAAGTTGTCACCAACGATTGATGCATCAGGAGGTAATGAAATTGGGTTATCTTCTACATAATCTCCACCAGACACAATAATAGTTTCTTTAACACCAGGTGTTTCCCATGCTAATTGTGCTGCTTTCTTAATAGTTCTAACTGGGTTTACAGCAGAACGACCATCATTCTGGTCATTACCAATCTGCTGTGAAACATAAACACGACCACCAACGTCATTCGTTGCTAGGTTAAGGACGTATTCTGTAGTTGCAATTTTATTTGATCTATCACCTAGTATAGGTGTTACTGAACGAGGGAAAATACCATCGTCTCCAGTAGTATTATATCCAAAAGAATTCTCGTCTTGGACGCGGAAACCGATGTGTTGGAATTGAACTTCTCCGTTTAATTCTATACCATCTATATGTGTAGGAGCATTCTCCGCATCAGTCTTACCAGTATTGAGTGCCTGGTAGAGATTAGCACCAAAATATCTGTATGAATCTTTTTGAATAATAACATTTCCACTCCAAGGAATACCAGTATTATTCTGGAAATTCTTCAAATATGGTGCGCGGAAATTGGCGTCAGGAGTAATAAAGTTATCAATATCAAGGTTTAGAATTCTAGCAGTATCAGAAATGATAGATGTAGAAGTTCTAATAGCACCATTAATATCAAGTTCATAGTCAACAGTATCGAGGAAAGCTTCTGCTGTTGCACCTACACCAGTTTCGCTTGATATTGTTACAGAGGGAGGGGTAGTATATCCAGAACCAGGATTATTAATGGCAATATTAACAACTTCGCCATTGAATATAAAGGCAGAGGCAAGTGCTTGAATTCCACCTGCTACATTAGGTTGTCCAATAATAACACTAGGTGGTGTCTGAAAACCAGCGCCTGGTGTTAAAATAGAAACGTTATTAATTCTTTGTCCAGTTCGGTTAATACCGACACGTGGTAGTCCAGTAGTGGCATCAAGTTGAGTACGTAAAATCTCACGTTCTGATGATCCTGTTCCACCTCTAATGGTAAGTTCATTATCACCGATCAGTTTGGGATCACCGCCCCTGATAAACTCTTTATCGGAATTGATATTAAAACTCATGGTGCTGCTTGGCTCCGCCTATTTTTCCTCTGTTTTATTTAGCTTACTGCCATTCAATTGCTATAACTTGAGTACAAACAACCCACTTAATAACATTGGTAGTACCTGCTCTAGTTGTGGTGTAGCTAAATCTATTAAGAGATCCAATAGGTTCAATAGACCATGTTTGTCCTATTGGCACATCATCTTTAATCACAGTTGTCATGGAAGATAAACATGTAACAACACCAGCACCATTTGCATGTACAGTAGATTCAATTTTTGCTGTGTATACAACACCTTGAGGATTTACACCAAGAATATTTCCAGTAATAAAATTAACAGTATTTGGAGAAATTGTTATTTGAGTTCCAACATCATCAAGTCCTAGTACAGCAGTATTAGTACCTCTAAGAATGAAAGTATGAATCTTACTATCACTAAAATGACGATTTCTTATTTCAAGTGTATTGAAATCTTTACCATTTCTATCTTCATCGACTACAACTGTTTTATCAATTGAAAAACCACCAACGGAGTCGAGCTTCTCTTTAATAGATGCCATTTTTATTTCTTAGTAACGTGTGAAACTACCGTGATATTAACAGTTTGGGTATCTGCCACACCACTACCTACGTTGATATTTAGACGTACTTCGTCATTTTCAGTATATACAAAACTAGGAGTGACTAAACTAATGTCTGTACGAATGTTTCCATACTCAGTAAAGATAACATCAGTCCCATCATCAAGAACTCCAAACTCAATAAACTCTTTATCTCCTGTAGTTGGGTTATGTGCAGTAACACAAACCTTAGCAGAAAGTTCAGTTGAAGTTGTGTAAATGACTGTACCTGTAACATTTGTAGTTCCTTTAACTACATTCAAATCTTTTGTGATAATTTTAATATCTGCTAGTTCTGTAGTTGTAAGTTCTTTATTGTAGAGTGTGATTCCACTAAACACACCAGAACCAAATCCTGTGTTGAATAATATATCTCCTTGATTGTCCAAACGTAGAACTGGATCAACAGTCAAACCAGCAGAAATACCAATATCAAAGAATTGCTTTGCAGAATGTAAGAAAGTATTAGTTGCTGAAGTGTTATCTAGAGTAGTTGCTGCAGCATCTATAGTAAGTAAAGATGCAGTTAATTCAAACTCATCACTAGTTACAGATTTTACTGTGTCAATTGTATCAAAGATAAGTTCATTTGTAGTTAATCTGAGAGTATTATTGTTATCATTAAAGAAGTATAGAATATTTTCATTAGCACCAGGTGAAGTTTCTGGAATGATGTAAGTATTCTGATCAACGTCTTTAACACCACCAAGAGAACCCCAGTTAGTTCCGTCATAACCTTCAAATTGTGATGAATCTGTATTAAATCTTACAGAACCTTGAACTGAAACACCTCTTTGATTATCAGTACCAACAGGAATTGCTATAGAACTAGGAGCATCAATAACAACCTTTTTACCAGAATTAGGTCTTATAATAATATCATTAATATCTGTTGAAATAGTATTGTCTGCTAATCTTAAATCTCCATTAATTGATACAGGAAGATCACCTGTAGGTCCAATTCTCAATTCTTCAATCTCACTGAAGATTAGAGGTGCAACTGCAAGATGAGTCCATCTTAATTGTGTAGTACCATTAACAAACGGAGAACCAGTAAGATCTGTGGGAGGACTACCACTGGTAGCAGTAGTACCAGATTCCATTACCTCAAAGAGGTTGTTACCATACTTAAGATACAAACCAACAGTAACTGCTACGTTAGCAACCCAATTCTGATAATTTGGAGCAGCAGTATTTGAAGATCTTATTGTCTTAGCATTTTCAAATGATAACCAATCTTTAGTAAACTTCACAGAGTTTATGTTATCATTCATAAACCATAGTGTGTTATCATTTGCACCAATAGATTCTTCTGCAAGAATTGTAGTATTACCATCTAAGTCTCTAATACCACCAAGAGAAGACCACGTTTGAGTATCTTCACTATATCCTTCATATTGTTTGGTATCAGTGTTAAATCTGATAGCACCATCCTGTGCGTCGTCATTTATCGGTCTTTCAGTATCACCACCACAAGGAATGACTAGTGCAGTATTATTAGTAACTTTAACAAGTCTTCCAGTAAATGCTGTTAATACAAGGTCATCAGTTGAAGTAGTAGAAACAACGTTTTCTGCAAGTCTTAACTTATCACTTACATTGAATCTAGTAGTAGATTTAATTTCACCACTGGTTTGAATAACACCAGTAACATGACTCATCTGAATCAGATCATTAACATTAATAGAACCAGTAAAGATTGTATTTGAACTGGATAATGTCAAACCACCTACATCATTAGTACCTTCAATCTGAGGAGTCTTAAAACGATTAGTTGCTGTAAAAGTTGAACCAGATCCAGTAGTATAATTTACAGTTCCAATTGTTGCTTCTGTTGATTGAACATCACTTAATGTAATAGTTCCAGTTTCAACATCATTTACGATAGTATCAACTGAAGTAACTTGTCCAACAATGAACGCAGCATCAGAACCAAACACCCTAGGGTTGCTCTGATCAACAGTCATTGCTACTTCATTACCATCTGTTCCACCTTCATCAGCATGACCAGAACTTTCTTGTTTACAATAGTAGTAAAGTGGATTTGGGGTATCAGCTGATGGTCTAAATCTAACTATATTACCAATTCTTTCAACACCATTGGTATATTCAACACCACGGAACGTACAAACACAACTACCAGTGATTAAAGCAGGGGTATCCATTGTGATGGCAGTTGCACTATCCACAGATGCAACTTTAGTTCCAGAAACAATTCCTTGTCCTGTAATCAATACAACTTCCATTCCTGCTAAGATACCAGCTGAACTAGGAACACTAATAGCAGTTGAAGATGCTACTGTAGTTACAGCAACGTCCTCGATTTTACTTGGACCGAAGATACCATCTGGGAAAGCACTAAATGCAAAGGTATGACCATCATTACTATCGTTAGATACATCCCAATCATAAGTATCACCACTATACATGGTAATAGTTGGTTCTAACTGATTATCAATTTTATATCTGTAACCAGGGAGAATTGTATTTGCTGTATAACCAACAGATGTTCTTGTGTTGGTAATAGTATCAGTTGTTTGGAAGTCACCATCCTCAACTAAAACATAGTCAACATTTCCACCAATACTATTTTTGAAAATGATTACTGCTGTCTCAGTACCATTACTCAAGGTATCACCAACAACCATTCCAGCATCAGCAATAGTTATAGTAAAGTCTATCTTTTGAGTATCAATATTGGTTACAGCAAAAGTCTGTGGGGCAACCAAAGAAATAGGATTGATTGATAGATTATCTTGGAATTCGTAACCATTACCTGGGTTGTTGATAGTTGCAGCATCTATAACACCTAAAGTTCCAACCTCAATTTCCCAATCTGTAGTTGGGTTTGCACCATACTCAGGAGTAAACGTCGCTACAGCAGTACCTGGAGTCTGCGAGTCTTGGGACATTGTAACGGTATTGTTGACCCTATCAACATCATCTACAGTTGTCTCAGCAGTAGGTAGTGCTGCAGTACCAGAAGTGAATGTGATAACCATTCCCTTGTAGATACCAGTAGTGCTCGCAACCTCAAGTTGAGTAGCAGGATCAATTGTTGAGAAATCTAATATACCTGAACCATCTATAGTTGGACTATCAGATACTGTAATTAACGTACCACTGAGAATATTAACAATAGTTATAACTCCTGAAAATTCAACGGTACCACTCATAGTCATACCAACTGCCAAATTAGCAGTGCTACTAACAGTAACGTTATTAGATCCAGTAGTCCAAGTACATTCTAGAGCAACTGTACCATTAACTGTACAGTTAACACCTGTTGTTGTATCAGGTAGTTTTAAATTATCTCCTGTTTGATATCCAGTTCCTTTAGATACAAATTGAAAGTTATCAACGGCACCTGGTTGTGTTGTAATTGTAGCAACAAAATTAGATCCACCTTTACCACCAATATCAGCATCATTTACAGTTACTGTATCGTTTTTATTATATCCAGTACCATCGTTATTAAAATCGATAGAAGCTACAATACCTGCGTATACAGGAGTTCCTAAAGTATATTCAAACCCACTACCACCAGAAATATCTACAGATACAACATCACTAGCAGCATAATCTTCACCAATATTTACAATCTCAAATCCAGTAACTGTATTGCTTCCACCAACTGTAACGTTTGCAGTCATTCCATGACCATAGAACCCAGCTGTTCCATTTACTACAGTAATGGTGTTACCCATGCCAGCATGAAGTTGGCAAGCATATTCAATATCACCAAGAGGAGCATCTTCCTTAATAACCAAGTCAACAAAGTTACCACCAGAAGGTTCTACTAATTGGAAATATTGTTCATCTAAAGCAGCACCACCTGTTGTTTGGAAAATAAATGGATGACCACTTAAAGATGAATCTGAAATATCAAATCTATATGTGTTTCCTCTATCAAGAGTTAATGCTGGATTGTCTGTTCCATTTAACTGATAGATGCTATTGGGTGGAGGAGTACCAGGATTACTAACAGAAGTAACAGTATATGTCTGTGCTGGACTTGCTGCAATTACTACTAAATTATTGTATGTTGATTCAGATTCACCTGCAAGGAGATCATAGCTACTACCAGCAGCTGTTATACTACCCCCATAATTGATTGTACCGCCTACAACAACCGAGGCAGTCTCACCACTACCAGAAGAACTTACGTTCTGTACAGGGACACTGGTGTACGAACCAGGTAAATATCCATTACCACCGTTAGTAACAGTTGCTTCTAAACCTTTTACTTCAAAGTTAATGGTAGCATCATCATTACCATTACCACCTTCTAAACCTGCTTCATTATATTGACCAACGGAATAACCAACACCATCAGAAACCTGATTAAAAATATATGCAGTAACATTAATATTAGCAGTCGCATCTTCACCAGTACCACCTAATAGTTGTACATCATTAAATGATCCTGCATCGTAGAGAGAACCAGGATTACTGGTAACAAGATCAGTAATAATATTTTTCTGGCAAATAGAATCCTTAAAGGAATAAAATCCAGAATTGGTAAAGTTTACCAGTTTTTTACCAGTAGATGTTATACCTAAGGTTTTGTTATTTGGTCTAAAGAAACCTAAACCTTCTTCATTACTAAATGATAGTGATGGTGCTGTAAGACTACCATCCCCAAGTTTTAAAACACCTGTTGATAGGTCAGACCCACCAGCAGAGATTGAAAATATTTGGGTTGCAATAGTATTGATTTTAACCCTTTGTTGTTCAAAGGTATCAGTACGTGCGACGTTAACTGCTGGCATTTGTTATTAGCTCTTTCAGTAGGGACTTGATCTCAGAGAGTTCATTCTTCAACATATTTATGTCCTCAAGCGCGGAACTTAAACCCCGCGCCTTCCTTCTGGCCTCTATAGCTGAATTGTCCAAATTGAGGATGGCACCTGTGTTTTTGTCCCTTACAAGACCGTCATGACCCTCAACCTTAATATAGTCCATATGCGGAATTAGAATGCAGCTACTGCACGAATGTCTTGAATCTTAGGTACATATGCTGGATCGTTACTTCTCATTACGATTTTAACAGCAAATGAAGAGAACTCAGGGAGACCAGACGCGGAATATGTAATGTCCTGATAGGAGGATTGTTTCTCAACAACACTAGATATAGTGTTCTCAGGAGTAGCAATATCACTAACATCTGGATGACCATTACCATTAAAGAATTCCCAATCAATATCATCAAAGTTTTCTTGAGTAGATGCCTTCTTATACTTGAATAGAACTTTAACGTTTGCAAGATCCTTAGTATTCATTGTTAGATGAACATTAAGTGCAGTTGCTGGATTACTGATTGAAACTTCCTTACTTACATACTTAGCAATAGCAGAAGTATTCTTAGAAGTATTTTCTGGTACGAAATTAATACCATTTGTATATTCAATACTTCCAATTTCCCAGAAACGAGCTTCATCATCTGGTTGATTTGGATACTTAATAAAATCACCAACTCTAAAGATATCACTCAATTGATCTGCAACAACAGAATTTCTATTGTAGAATAGTCCATCTTGAATTCTATCAGTAAATGAATCATTAATAGGATGAACATCAGTTCTTAGAGTTAATTTCTGAGTCTTATTATTCCAGATAACTGCTTTACCTGTAATCTTATTAGTATACACTTCAGTAATTGTTGATGGATTTCTTGCTTCGATAGTAGCAGAATCTGCAATATCAACAAACTCTTGAATTAGATTTGTATCAACAACTGCTGCTGGAACCTCAACATCAACTCCATCCACAGTAATAGTTGCAACTACACCAGGTTGATTACCAAGAGACATTCTTTCGCCTCTTGTGAATAGTTGAGATGTTTTAACTCTTACATAAACAGTTAATCCATCAACTTTTGCAATAGTACCAACTGCCTTAGAAGTATATCCTTCAACTGCTTGATCAGTTTGAATCTCTGTACCACCCATACCTGTTAGTTGGAATTTATAAACAGGATAGAATTCAACAATCTGATCTCTTCTACCAAATCTATCTTCTACACCTTCTGCTTGTTCAACTCTGTTAGTTACAGTCTTGACGCTGGTAGTTCCTAAGTCTACAACTGGACTCAAATGAGACACAGTAGAACTGAGTGATAATTTATATACCAATGAATTATCAATGCTATTTAAAGTTTCATTGATATTAGAAGCAATCATTTTTTGATTACTAAAGTAATGAGGTTCATTTAAGAATGTTTTTTCATACTCAGTCTGACTATATGATGGGAATGTAGTATCAGTAGAGTCTACTGATTGTACATTTGTAGTTTTAACTTCTGATAGTAGTTTTGTACTAGTAAATGTCAAGTATTGAACTTGTGGATAAAGAAGTTCAAACTTTCTATTATATGAAGCATATGCTTGTGTACCACCACCAGTTCCAGAACCCGAAGATGGAATAGATGAAATAATATTATAAGAATCAATACCAGAATTTTTAACTTGGAATAATGAACTATTCAAAATATCAGATGTTACTCCACCAGTTTCCACTGCTTGTTTAAAGAACACATAAGATTTACCAGAAGTTTCAAATCCATGATCTTTATGGTTAACATTAACTATTGAATTGTTATTACCAAATAACTTAGATGTTGCTTGAGTATTAGCACTAGCATTAGTCTCAAATGGATTCTTACTCAAAAGATCATAACCAAGTGATTCATTTGTTAATTCTAGACTTGCAGTTCTAGTAATATCAAATTCAGCACGGTATAAAGTAAATTTAAGATCTTCAAAATTATCCTCTGTCCAATTATCAACATTCTGTGATCGGTAAACCGAACCTAGTGATGGTTGAGTTGTAATGACCGTACTTGTTGAAATATCAATTTCACCAAGTTTTGATGCCCATAGTTCATAGTCAGTTGAATCAGTTTCAACAGCAAGTGCATATTCAGTATTATTCTGTAGATATACAGGATGATCAAACTCAAAGTATGATGGGATTGTAGAATTAGTAATACCTTCTTGATCAGTTGCTACACCCATTCTAACAGCAGGTGCATCAATCTCAATTTGAGTTTCAAGAACAGCACCACCACTACCATTACCAATTCCTTTGATAACTACAGAAGGTGGTTCTGTATATCCAAAACCAGGAAGTGAAACCTCAGCATTGTAGATCTTTCCTTCAGAAACTTCAATTCTAGTTGTTGCAACAGAACCACCAGGTAACTGTGGACTCTCGATAGTAACAATTGCATTTTCGTAGTTAGCACCAACATTTGAAATCTTAATAGCAGAAACTTTACCACTATCTTTAGCAAGAGTTAATCTTCCAGAAGTACCTTCAGTATTATTTGCTAAAGTAATTGATGGTACAATTAGATCTTCGTTCTGATTAAATGAACGACCATTATGATTGCTAAGAACTAAAGTATATACTTGTTCATTAGTAAGAAGGAACTTACCAGAAGAAGATGCTACTAGATCAACACCATTTTTATCAATAATTTTATCAACAGGACCACTAGCAGCAGAAGTTGCTCCAGTTACCATTTCACCTTTGGTTACATATACGTTACCATTAGAATAGAACTTAAGTAATGTAGATGGAGAAAGAACTTTCTCTGTACCAGGAATAATGTTTTTGCCAGGTTTGTCAGATTCTACATTTGTAAGATATACTTTTACAGGAATACTGCTACTCTTCTTACTAACATAAAGATCAACACCAGTAGTAAAGACACCACCATCAAAGTTCTCAATCTTAAATGTTTGAGCAAGTGGATTAGGTCTTACTGGGTTATCAGTATTACTATCAACAAACTGTACACCTTCATTTGCTTTGAAGAATGATGGTTTTGTTGAAATAATGCTGGAAGGATTCTCAGGAAGAACACCAGTTGCATAATACTTAACCTCAGCATAAGTATCAACTGTTAATTTATCTGCATCAGTTGCACTAGATGTAAATCTGAAAGTCTTGACACCAGTAGAAACTCTAAGTTCTTCTGCAGTATCATCATAGTCTACTGTGTTTACATCACCAGTCCAAGTAGCATTTTCTAATGGTGGCATACCAGCAGGTAGTACAATTGTACCACTAACATTACCATCAGAATCAGTAGTTACTTTTCCATTAAATACGGAAGGTGAATTACCTGCAACTCCAGTAAAACGAATATCAGGATTTACCCAACGACTAATATCTCTACCTTCTAAGAATACAGAGACAGTAGTATTTGGCTTCATCCTCTTAACAACAAACTTGATAGGTACACTTCTAGCAAAGAATTGTAATGCAGAAGAAACACTATTTCCTCTTACAGTTTTAGACTGAACACCCTTAGCAACATCATTATTTTGTGGACTAATATTAGAAGAACTATTAACTGCTGCAGCAACTACAGAAGTCTTTGCTGCTTCTCTATTCTCATCACCAAGTGAATTAATAGATGTAAATGATGGAGAAGAACCGACCCAGTTTACAACAAATGAATTATGTAAAGAAGAGAAACTTTCTTTTACATCAACTTTTGCTAAGAATATCTTATAAAGATCAGTATTAGTATCAACAACTAGAGGTTCTGTATGTTGATCATACCATTGATCAATACTTGGAGAAATATTAGCATCACCAACATATTGTAGAACAACAAATGGATTTGGATTAAGTGTCTTTGATGCAGCAGTATTACCCAATAAGTTTAGGTTAGTAAATGGTAGTGTAACAACACCATTTGAATTTTTATATCCAGAAACAAATCTTTGATCATCTCTGACATTAATTTCTTTAAGGAATAATGAATCTTCTCTAGACTGTGGACGTAAAACTGATTGTTGTGAATCAATAGAACATTGATAATCTAGTGATCCTAGGTTACCACTTCTATGTGCTTCAAAATTATCAACTAAGAATCCAGACTTAAATCTGTCTAGACCAATATCATCCTTAACTTGCATGTTAAGTGCTTGCTGTTCTAGGATACTAAGAGTAGTATAGTATTCTAATCTCTCAATACGTTTCTCCAACTTACCAATATCACGCATTGTATAACGCTTGTTATCAACTGGAGTAATTCTTACATCTTTGCTATCACCAGTGAATGCTGGAATATACGCATAGAATAGAGGAATTGCATCATCAACTGGATCTGGTTTAGATGGGTTAAGGGATGAGTTACCTTCTTTAACAATAAACTTACCATTCTTATTAAGGAATACACCATCAATTCTATCAAGATATTGAATCTGACTAAATGCGAGAGTATACTCTAAGTTAGAATCAGATGCAGGTGATGCAGCAATAATAGAACCAGCACCAGCAAAACTACTGGTAGTAACAGATAATGAAGACTTATCTTGGAAACCAGCAATAGTTGTATTACTGTCTACTTTTGGTCTAAAATCAAGAACGTTCTTAAGGTTAACTCTTCCAAGTACAGATGAATCAAATGAACCAATTTCACTTTCTGTAACACCTGCTTCATGTAAGTAACTATCAATAGTACAGAAGTCTCCTTGTGAATGCTCAAAATAATCAAATGCAATAACTAATTGACCAGATGTTTGAGTTGCACCTGGTTTAAGAACAAGTCTGGATACATCATAAACAGTATCTCTTTGACCACTGTCAAATGTAAATCTATCAGTAACATCAGTACCTTCAATTAGATTACCTGCAGTATCAACAGTAGGTGGTCTAGTTGCACTACCTTCATAAACATAGAGTAGTTTGTATGCATCAGAATATGATAGAACTTCTACAACTTCAGTATCATAGTTACTTCCTCTAAATGGGATAATTCTATCACCAGAGGAAGTAACAACGATTCTTCTCTTCTCAATAGAAGTTTTAATTCTTGGTTTTGCATTCTCAACTTCTAGAGTTGCAGTCAACTTAAGTTTAGGGAATGCTCCATTAGTAGGAATAGTACCAAAGTAAGTTGATGGTAACTCCAAACTAATAGAACCAGCAGTTAATCCACTAGCAGTATCAGTAGAAGATGAAATAGTTATTGCATCTTTGTCGATGTATACAATATCACCTTTTATTATATTAGGTGCATCACCTGGATCCAAAACTGTAGTAATATAATTCTCTTCGCTATATGCAGCAAATCTTTGTGTACCAAATGATAGTTGTGCAGCAAAGGTAATAACACCACCAGAAGATGCTGCTGTAGTTACAAAATCTCTACGGAAGAAATACTTGATACCAGTTTCTTCAGCATTCTTAGAGATTCTTTTAATCTGACGACTACCTGTTGGGAACAATAGTGTTCCTTGATTTGAACTTTCAACTCTAGGACGTAATCTAGTAATACTGGTGTTTACAACATCACCAGGTAATACACTGTCCAAATAAACTCTAGTCTTAGATGTTCCTTCCTTTATTGTTGCATATTGAACAACAGAAGTTACAATTTGATTATCTGAAGTAGCGAACTGAACAACATCTCCCTGCTGTAGTAATAGACTTGCATCAGCATTGAAACTTGTAGATTCAATAAAGTTATATCCTCTATTTCCAAAGAATGTGAAGTCAGTAACAGACTTAAGTTCTGCAAATTCTTGATCATTAGTGACAACATCAGCAGTGAAAACATTCTCCTTAGCAGAACCATACTCAGCACCAAGTGACTTAACATTCTGTGGTACATATGTACTAACAGCATTCCTTACCATTACAGGTAAAACAACAGCAGCAATTGAAGGACTTGAAGTACCAGTAGGAATTTTAACTGTAATTGCAGGTGGTTCTGCATATTCTGTTGCAGAAAGAGCACTCTTATTATTAACTAGGCATTGATAAAATGCTCCACTACCCAACTTGAATAATTCAACAACTGAAGTATCAAACTCAACACCATTAACAAGTAGGGTAGAATTATCTGGATATCCTAAACCAGGATTATGAACAATAAAGTGTGATATAGTATTATCTTTAGCAATCTTTGAAGTTACAGAATCTTCGTCTCTAATTGTCTCACCAGACTTAAATCTTCCAGATAGAGTTTTAACATATAAGATTTTACCTACAGAGTATACACCTGAAGGACCACCTTCTACTACACCATACGCACCACTGTCTAGACCAAAGACATATTTACCAATACCAAATCCTGCTGCTGCAGGTGGTGCATCTAGAATAATTTTAGTAAAGAATTCTGGATCAAAATACGATAAACCAAAGATACCATTATATGAATCATCACCACCAGCAAGACGACCACGTGAAAGAATAATATCTCTATCTGAATTAAAACCAGATGGTCTCTTCTTAAGGAAGAAGTTATTTGGTTTTGCTCTACCAACCAAAGGTGTTATTGTTTCAGCATAGTCTACAATATAACCATACGAATTATTATCTGAAGACGCATCTGCATCTGTTAAGAATAATCTTCTTTGCTTACCAGCATCTCCAAGATCATATTCAACCATTAAATTTTCTAGATCATCCTTTTTACCAGAGATGGTTAGTTCTAGATACTGATAACTTACGCTAGAATTAAGAAGAGGTTTGTTTACTTTAGCATATGCCAGTGACTTAACTGTCCCAACAGATGTAGCAGTACCAGAATCGTTTCTAGTCTTTACGAAATATAAAGTACCAAGAAGAGTCTCAAAATTAGAATCAGTGAGACCAGCAAGAACATTGGTAAGATTATCAATATCCAGTGTAATAGTCTTTACTGCGTCATCAGAAGAGAAAATTTTACCTCTTCTACTAATAGTCTGACGATGAGCATTCGCATCTTCAGTATTATTGCTGCCAATAGAACCATCATTAGCAACAGAATACAAATTAACATAAGGATACGCAGTAAGATCTGCACCCTCTTTGTTTAGAGGAACACTACCATATACATTGGTAATTGCATATGTTGGAAGAGGTTTTGTTTTGACCCTTACATTCTCACTACTTAGACTTTCTCTTGCTTTATTAATTTCAATATACTTTGTCTCTTTATTGACAATTTCATACCCTCTAATATATGCTTTACCTGAACCAAGGCTAGCAATCATCTTTCTGTCTGCTTCACCTTCTGTCAATCCATTGTATAAACCAAACTCATCTTCTTTATACAATCCACCATTACGATCTTTCTGTGCATACTCTCTGATATCAACAGAGAAATTATCCACAATATAATCACCACTTTCATCAAATGTTCTTCTAGCAAGAGTAGATTCAATCAAACTATAATTAGTTGGACTGACTTTCTTTTGTACAGAACCTCTATAAGTTGTGATAAGTTGAATAAAATTCTTATCAGTTTTCTCTCCTACAGCAAATTTCTTAAGTTTGAGTGAAATATTTAATCTATGTGCACCTGGAGCAGTATGATTGGAAGAACCAATAGAATTATCATATAAACTAGCGTCTTCTTCTGGTGTTACAATCTTTTCAGTGATTGTGAAACCAACATTAGCGGAAGGTACATTATAATAGTCGTCAATGACAAGTAATTGCTTATCGTTACGAACGAAGAAACCATTGACAAAATAGATGCCTTCTTCTACCTTAACAGCAGAAGCATAACCCATTGCTGGACTTTCGATTGAAGTTACGTCTCCAGTATCAGGATTAGTTAATTGAATACTGGTGGGGAGTACGCTACCATCAGTACCAACAACTAATAGAGGTGTGTTAACGCCATCAACAACTTCTAGGGTTTCACCCTGTCTAAAAGTAGTGTCTGTATTAGAATTACCACTGTTCAAATAGTTAACATAGAGTGTATCAGCGGATACATCTGTTAAAACCTTAGTATCTAAGACAGTAGCAGTAACACCAGAGGATAAACCTCTCAATTCAGTTCCTACTAATTGAGAAATGTCATATTTCTTGTATACAATATTCTGTCCGTCATTAATTGCAACTTCTGAAACAGAAGACAACTTAACATAGTCTAGTTTAGTATTCAGACCAACTTCGCCAGGAACAACTAAATCTCCTTGCTTGAAGGCATACTTACCAAAACTCTCAATCTGATTCTGTAGAATAGATTGTAGTTGTGTTAACTCTCTCGTCTGGATAGAATATCCTGGACGAAAAAGTATTTTATAAAAATTCTTACTTCCGTCGAAATCCTCGTAATAAGGATTTACGTTTAGATTTGTCTTCTGGGGCATCGTACTCCGCCAAACACTAGCATCTTGTCAATAATATTTAGCAGAGATAAAAAAAATCCCCTGATTTCTCAGGGGACTTGTATTTATTAATATCTTTAACTTAGAACTCGATAACAAGTTTGATATCTTCAATCTGGTCAGGAGCACGAGTGATTAGTCGTCTGTTCTCAACGTAGATGATGTCACCAGAGTTAGGTTCGATCTCAGGAGTAGCAAGTCCAGAAGAGAAGGATGAACCAAGAAGAGTACCAGAGTAACCAGTTTCAACGTTACCAGCCGCTGCGGAAGAACCACCAGAAAGTTGGTTAGAACCATTACTTTCAAAATCTCTTACAGTACCTTGATCTGTATGTGCATCAATAGTTTGAACATACTTAAGAACACCAGCAGTTGTAGAACCTTGATCCAATGTCCAAGAAACAACAGTTCCTTTCGCAGTACCACCAGTTACAGTCTGCTCAAATTGCTCATCAGGGATGAAGTCAGCATTTGCACCAGTAACCTTAATTGCCTTAAGACCAGAACGGGTGTCAGCAGTACAAGGAGTAGTAGTACCGAAGTTAAGAGGATCCTTAATAATACCGATTCTACGGAAGTCGTTGTCAACAGGGAAATCACCAGAACCTTCAGCGTAAGTCAAGCGGATGTTAGTCATCACACGCTTACCATTCAATTCTATTTCATGATCTGAACCATGACCACCTTGAGGAGGAAGAACAACTTCAATAGCACCAACTGCGTTACCAGGAGTACCAACAGGAGTAGTCAAACCTGCTTCCCCGAAGAGATTACCATTAGTTAGAAGAACGTTGGCATAGGTATAACCTGATCCACGTGTCTCAACTTCTACTGCAGTTATTGAACCATCACTAGAAATTTTAAGAACACCACCTGTACCATCACCTTTGACGCTAGTGTAGAATACACCTGAAGGCCAGTTAGCACCAGAGTTCTCAACTACAGCAACGTCAAGTGAACCTGCAACTGCAATACCTTCCACTGCCTGACGGGTAGAACCTGCAGTAGAAAGAGTGATAGGCATGAAGTCTGAAGAAAGGAATCTTAGAACATCATCAGTAGGCATCTGGTACATAAACTTCCAGATATAACCTGCAGAAGCACTTTCAGTGTAGATACCAGTAGCAGAATTGTATTGACCAGATGAAGTCTTAGGCTCTTCAGTAGCATCCTGACCAGTGGTGTTACCAGGACCTTCACCGTTGTAAAGACACTTGAACACTTCGTAATCAGAGTTCATAACATAGAACTTAGCATTAGCGATAGCATCAGCACCAGTTGCTGTTTGCTTACCTACTTGACCACCACCTGCAGGTGTTGCAGAGTAGTCAGGCTTCCACATATCAAATCTTGGGTTAGCAACAGTGTCCCAGTTGTAACGACGGATTACCGTTCTTGCATATGCATTACCGATACGCTTTGCTGCAATGATCTCGTCATAAACACTAAGTTTTTCTGTCTGGTTGTCTAGAGGAAGAGGTGGAATCTCTTCAGTTGCATAACGGTAAACACCAGTAGAGGCAGTAACACCAGTTGTTGTACTTCCACCATCAGCAGTTTCTTGGATGGTAACTCCTAATGAAGGTGGAGTTGAAGTAGTATTTGGGAAAACGTCGGAAAGAAGAAGCGCGGTATCATTAACACCAGCAATAGTGGCACGGAATGCTGTGGATCCATAAGTACCGACATATATTTCGTTTCCTACGGTGAAGGTTCCTCCCGATTGTCCGTAGAGTTCTAGATATGCCTTCCACGGTTGGGGTCGTCCCACAAAGAAGTACATTCTAGTTCTTTCTGCGCTAGTATCTGTAGCGCCTTCAGTTAGCGATTCTAGGAATTGCTTCGCATTAAAAATTCTAAATTTATCTGAGATAATAGCAGCCATTGGTTTTCTTTTCCGACGTAGTGTTTGTGCCTGATTTATTTATACGTTTATTTAGTCAATTGTGAAAGGTACGATCTCCGCATCGACACCAATCTGATTATCACCCCTATACTGTACGCATCCAGTAAAGGTATTTGCGTTCTTACCCGTGTATTCTATGACACCCGTTTGACCAGGAACCGATACTTCAAAATCCTCATATGATATAGTATTTGCATCAGGATTTTGTTGCGCCGTAGGCGGAGCAAAGGTTCCTGAATACCTAGCAATATTGCTGACATGAACTCCATCTATGTATCCATGGAAGCAATCCAAACCAGTAGCTATATTACTACTACCAATCTGAATCATAGCATTTCCACCTACTGACCATGCATTTGAGTCAGCAGCCGCACCAGCAAGGGTATAATTTTGAGTATTAGCTTTAGATACTTTTTCTACACCATCAACATAAACTTTAATAGTACCGCTTTCACGAACAATCGCAAAATGAGTCCATACAGGGAGTAAATTTCCAATAGCAGTAAACGATTGATCTCCACCATTATAAAATGTCATATTACAAGTATTTGTCTGTTGTGTATTTTGCATGTATATTGAGAAACCAAATTGAGGCAAGAAGTATTGGAATACTCCTGTATTTTCCCATGCTGCACCTGTTAGAGCATTACCTCCATAGTAGAATAGTCCAGCAGAAGTAGTACCACCAATGTTAATGACTTCTCTATTAGCCCAGAACTCAATTGTGAAATCACCATCACCAAGTTCAGTATCAGTACCAACAGACGATAAGAAACTACCGTCACTAGTACCTGCAGTTTCATCAAGGAATACAGAAGTAGTACCAAATTTCTTATCAGCAGTAGTTTCTAAGTTAACAGTACCTCCACCATATACTTTCTGTTCCCATAGGAAACCAGTTGGTCCTGATACACCAAAACTCTGATGGAACAGGTAACCAGTATCAGGGAAGTTTACTGTACTATTGACTACAATATCTAAAGCATTCACTCCAGCAGTACCTAAAGGTTGTGTGGTAGCAGATATCGCTAATGGATTCTGGATAGAAGGTGTAGAAAGATTAAAGTAATCACCCGCTGTAGTGAAACTAGAATCTGCTCTTTCAACAAAATCGTTGATAGTGAGAGCAGGATATAGTCTCTGTAAACTTTCTAAAGTGAATCCAGAAACATTTGCTGCACCATCATCAAATGAAACATAGTCCCAAGATCCTAGAGTAGGACCAGCATTAGTCTTAGCATACTGACCAATGTATCCAGTATCTGCACCAGCAACAGAGTTGATTGGGTAAATGATAGTACCGTCACGTTGTGTAACAGGATATGTTTTTGGATCAAGTTCTACAAATCCATTGAGTCTTGTCTCTATAGGATCTGTTATGAATACAGTTTCTAGATAACCATCAATTGCTCCAGTAGGAGGTGGAATAATCAACAACTCCAATGCATCACGTTGAACAGAGATTTCAGTGATTACCTTCTGAATTTCTCCTGCAACGATAGTTATGTTATGCTTAGTTTCTTCAGTAGTAGCAGTGTATTCCGAAGGAACAGTCTTGATAGCTTCAACAGTTACACTCTTAAGTGAATCAACAACATCAATGATCTGAAGATCAGCTTCAATGTCTTTAGTTATTTGTTGAATTGTAATTAAAGGCTCTATCTGAACCTGTTGAGTTGCAACAGTTGCATTATATTGTAGAGTGCCTGGTGTTACATTAACAGCGAATGTTTCAAGTTTATAGTTAACTTGAGTTTCAAGCGCGGAAATAGAGTCTACTGCAATATCTTTGTTAACTCTAACTTCAATTTGCTGCTCAACACGGGCTTTCTTAACATCAGGTGTTATGACCTGTGTAGTTCTATTTCTGTCCTGTCCAGTCTCACTACCGCCTCCAAGACCGCTTGCTATACCTCCCATCTCAACGGTGGCCGCTTGAGACTCAACCATTGCAATACCACCGTATGCAACAGTTACGGAAGGATCAGGAATCTGTCTTAAATATGTGCCAGCATTCCAGTTCTTTTCAGTAGTTCCGTCTTGTGCTCTCTGTACACTAATGAAACGATCAGTACCCTTGCGGAGATATCTAACAACTTCATCACCAATAAGAAGATATCCATTGGATTTAAACTTGGAAGTGTCTGCAACATATGCAATAACATCTCCAATATCAAGAGGAACATTAAGGAACGCAGCATTTTCATACTGATTGACATTATCAAGAGAAGTGTTGTAGATTTCTGTCTGTACAGTAGTTGTAATAACCTTAGCAACATCCAAGTAGTAGACACTGGAACCACTTCTGATATCAATAATCTCACCCATATCAATGTAACCATTGATTTCAGTAAAGTTGTGGAATGTATTGATAACAGGTACATCCTCTTGTTGTGCTTCTGTAAGTTTAAGTAGAGGTGCAGTAATTCCTCCAGTTAGATCTTCACTTACTGCCTGATCTGCTGGCCATATATGAGCAGTAATATCTTTAACTTCGTCAACTGGACTTCTAAAGAAAATAGAAGATAGAGTATTGATACCAGAGACCTGATTTGCAAGTAGGTCAATGGTAGAACTCATATTTAAACTCAGTGCAACGACTGCGTTAATTTTCAAATCTATTAGAGATACACCAATATCATTCTCTTTTTCAACTTGATAACTTCTAGCAACAATAATCTTAGGTGCTTCAGTATATCCAGATCCACCATCAGTCAGGTCTACACTGAGAACTTGACCTTTGCTGACAATGACACGTGCTCTCGCACCACCACCTTGACCATTTGTAGGTATAAAGTTTAGTACAGGTGGTGTATAATACTGATATGCTGTAGGTTGAGTAATAGGATCATAACTACGCTGGTTCCAAGTTAGTTTGGTAACA